TGCATACACCAACGCGATTAGTAAAACAAAAGATATTAAAATATCTAAGTAACTAAAGAGAGGAGAGAAGAAGATATGTACTTATCGGAAACTTATGAAAAGAAATGGCAGCCAGTCTTAGACCATCCAGAACTTCCTGAAGTAAAGGATAGTTATAAGCGTGCCGTAACTTCGGTCATCTTAGAGAACCAAGAAAGGGCTCTTAAAGAAGACCAAGCTTTCCTTGCTGAAACACCAACTAACGCTGTTAGTAACTCTGGTGTAAGTAATTGGGATCCAATCCTAATTTCTCTAGTAAGAAGAGCTATGCCAAATCTTATTGCTTATGATATCTGTGGCGTACAACCAATGACAGGTCCTACAGGACTTATCTTTGCAATGCGTTCTAGATTCACAACAATGAGTGGCACAGAGGCTTTATTTGATGAAGCTGATACAGACTTTTCTGGTCGTAATGCGACTGGTTCTGCTGTTGATGGTTTCTCATCTACTGCTCATAGTGGAACAAACCCTGGTGTCTTAAATGACGCTTCACCTGGTACCTTTACAACTGGTACTGCAATGAGCACAGCTGCGGCTGAATCATTAGGTGAAGATTCAGGTAATGCGTTTGCTGAAATGGCGTTCAGTATTGAGAAATCAACTGTAACTGCTAAATCAAGAGCGCTAAAAGCTGAATACACAATGGAACTTGCACAAGACCTTAAAGCAATTCATGGACTTGACGCTGAAACAGAACTTGCTAATATTTTATCAAGTGAAATTCTTGCTGAAATTAACCGTGAAGTAGTTAGAACTATCTATACTAACGCTGAAAAAGGTGCTTCTGCAAACACAGGTACAGTTAATACAACTACTGAAGGCATATTTGACCTTGATACAGATTCTAACGGTCGTTGGAGTGTTGAAAGATTCAAAGGTCTTATGTTCCAAGTAGAAAGAGAGGCAAATGCTATTGCACAAAGAACTCGTAGAGGTAAAGGTAATATGATTATCTGCTCATCTGATGTTGCTTCAGCACTTCAAATGGCAGGTGTATTAGATTACGCTCCTGCGTTAAACAACAACTTATCTGTTGATGACACAGGAAACACTTTTGCTGGTGTTCTAAATGGTAAATATAAAGTTTATATTGACCCATATTCTGCAAACAACACTGCTAAACAATACTTTGTAGTAGGTTACAAAGGTACTTCACCATATGATAGTGGCATGTTCTACTGTCCGTATGTACCATTACAAATGGTTCGTGCTGTTGGTCAAGATACTTTCCAACCAAAAATTGGGTTTAAAACCAGATATGGTTTACAAGCTAACCCATTTGCTGAAGCTGGTACAGGCGACGCTGCTGTTATCAACGGTAGTGGTTCTGCAAACAGCAACAGATACTACAGAAGGGTACAGGTTGCAAACTTAATGTAATCTTTACTTGCAAGAGTATACGAATTGGGGCGTGATGAACGCCCCTTTTCACATCTAAAACTTGTATAAATAACTATATAATATGATAAATTATGGCATGTGAGTATGAGTGATATTAAACAACATGAAATAAACAAAGAAGATGACTTATTCATTAAGGGTTATTACGCACCTAATGATGTTGTAGACCCTCTAATACAATGGTGTAGAACCTTGCCGTTAATAGGTGGTTCTAGTATGAATAGCTCAACAGGTGATGTAGAACAATGGGATGGTAAAATAAATAGTCATAAAGAATGTTATGAACATGGTATATTTTGGCCAACCATTCAAGAAACTTCTGTTCTAAGATTTTTAGATTGGTGTCAGTTTGCAATGGAACATTATATGGATGAATATCCTATGTTAAGAGAAGGTGGAAAATTTAAAATAGACCCAGACTTTAATTATCAAAAGTATCCTAAAGGACATGCATATAATGGTTGGCATTGTGAAAGAGGTGGTATAGAATCTACATACAGAATGTTGGTGTGGATGATGTATTTCAATGAATGTGAAGATGGTGGAGAAACTGGATTTTTATATCAAAAATATAATATGAAACCTGAAAAGGGATTATTATTATTTTGGCCTTCAGATTTTACACATACTCATAGAGGATTGCCTAGCTATAAGACAGAAAAAGAAATTATTACAGGCTGGTATTCATATGTTAGTAAAGGAGATTGTTTACGATGGACTTAAAAAAAGAACAATTCAAAGAACTATTAGAAGAATATACTTTCAACATTAATGAACAAGATGTATTTAACTGGTTTAAAATAAGAAGAAGATTTCCTCATGAGTTTCATACTCAATCACCTAGTGTAGAGGTTATAAACTCATATGATGGTGAATCTCAACATAGAGGTCTTTTTGATAGTGAGGGTTATGTTGATGAATACAAGGTTTTGAATTATTATGAAAAAGGTCATACATTTATAATATCTAATGTATTTGATTTAACTGAAGAATTAAGAATGTTTGAAAGTGCAATATCTGATGTTTTTGCGTTTTATCCTGTTAAGGGCAATTTGTATTGGAGTAAATCAGGTGATGGAGGATTTTCTAGTCATGACCACTCACAGTATGATGTTTTTATAAAACAAATTTACGGTACCTCACATTGGGTTTTAAGTGAAACAGAGGATGTTATATTGCCACCTGGAGATGTATTGCATATACCTAAAGGAACTAAGCATTATGTAAAATCGACAGATGGTCCTAGACTATCTCTAACAATTAATATGCAATGATAATAGATAAATCAGCACACAAATGGTTAATAGATAACATGTATAATAAAAGTTATCTAGAACGATATGGACAATATCCTATAGGTATTAGATTTCATCTAGGTATTATAGATAATCATAATGAGATGAAAATAGCATTAGAAAGTGATAATGAGACTTATAAAGATAACCTTGATGGTGTTGGTGTAGAAATTGCTACTAAAGAATTAAGAGAAGTATCAAAAACTGGTGCATATTGTTATGAAAATAATGAATCATTTGATATAGAAAACTGCACACCTGTTATAATGAAGACATTAAAAAATGACCATTGGGAATATTTAAGAACAGATACTTGGTGGGGCGAAAGAGGTCTTACAGTATTTGGTTTTAAAAAACATACATATGTTCCTGAAAAAAATCATAGTAAGGTATTGTTTTGGAATTGGGTATATCAAGAGTTTGTATTAACACATAGAATAAAAACTGTAAGACCTACATCTACAATAAATCAAGATGATGACATTCAATCAATTATTATTCCTTATGAGGGGATAAATAGAGAAATGGTGATAGTTACTTCTACTAAAGATAAGTATAGAAATCATACAGAATCGTTAAAAGACGCCAAAATATTTGTAGAACCTGAAGTAAACTTATTAAAGGTTCTTTATAAATAGTACTATGGCAATTACAATTACAGATAGAGCATTAGAAGAATTTACTGATTACTGGCAAGACCCTGTAAATAAGTATATTCGTTTATATTCACGAAAATTGGTGTTTCAAGAATCAGTTACAGTAAGTGGTTCGCTTACTGGCACAGTAATACCTTTATTAAATTTTGACGCTATGAATGTAGGTAAAAAAGAAATTGTTTATAATATAGATGGTGATGATACAAGTGGCATTAAAGAACTAACGGTTGTGCCGGCCTCAGACCCAGCAGATGATTCTGAAATTTTTTTTGATGAAACTAGAACGCCTAATAAAGATTTTTTTTATTTTAACGATGGTACAAAAATAGGAAGAAGTGTATCATCTAGTGGTCAAACATCTAATAGTGATAATCAACAACAGATAGGTTCATTAGATTTATATTTAACATGGTCTGATGATGAAGATTCTTATGTGGGCAATTCTACTATTGATTTTGATGAAGTTAAAAATATACTCACTATAGATATTACACCATGACAGAATTAAAATCCCTTTCTAGACAGCCAACTAAACTAGATTATGCAGCTGCTACTCAATTTAAGTTTAATATTACTAAACTTCCTAAAGTAGAATTTTTTTGTACATCTGTAAACATACCAGGCATTACATTAGGTGAAACTTCACAAGCAACACCACTAAAAGACATACCTATACCTGGTGATAAACTAAATTATGCAAGTTTAAATGTATCATTTCTTGTAGATGAAAACTTAGAAAACTATCGTGAGATACATGGTTGGTTAACAGGTCTAGGATTTCCTAGAAGTCATACACAGTTTGAAACTTTTATAAATGCTGGTAAAGATAGATTTCCTACAAGTAATGCAACTGCAAAAAATAGAGACGCTGGTAGAACAGAAGATGTAGGTTTTGATGTTGGCGCCCAATATTCAGACGCTACATTAACTATATTATCAAGTAAGAATAATCCTGTATTAGAAGTTAGATTTAGAGACTTATATCCTACTTCACTAACTGGTTTATCGTATGACCAACAAGCTGGCGATACATCATATCTCACAGGTGATGTATCTTTTAGTTATAATATATACGAATTTGCAACTGTGGGAAGTGCTACTACAACTGAAACTACTACATAAGACTTGACATTTGTTGAGTTTTGTTATATAATGGTTAGATTATGACATTAGAAGAACTACAAGAGCAGGTCGATAAAGACCTCAAAATAAATGATACTGAACTTGACTTAGAATCTCTAAAGACACCTCAGTTACACAATAAGTATCTTAAACACTATAATAACTTTAAACTGTTATTGACTAGAGCTGAATCTGATTACAAGATACTTAAACGAGTAAAATGGGAATATTACACAGGTAAGGCAAGTCCACAAGTATATCAACAAAAACCTTTCAATTTAAAAATCATGAAGTCAGATATAGACAAGTATTTAGAATCTGATGAAGATTTAATCAAAGCAAAACAAAAGATAGACTACTTAGAAACTGTTGTCAATTACTTAGATAGAACACTAAAGATTATTAGTGGTCGTGATTGGCAGATAAGAAACTCAATAGAGTGGAGAAAATTTACTTCAGGTGCTATCTAATAATGAGAAACTTGATACTAACTAAAAAGAATGATGTTCACTTAGTTATAGACGCTGATGAAGATGTACGCCGAGACTTAGGAGAACACTTTACATTTTCTGTGCCTGGTTTTAAATTTATGCCTGCCTATCGTTCAAGACATTGGGATGGTAAGATAAGACTATTTTCATATACAAATGGTCAAATCTATACAGGTCTATACCCATACATACTAAATTGGTGTAAAGAAAATGATATTGAAGTAGTAGATAGAACAGACATTAAAGACGCCAATGTAGATGATAAACTTGTCGATTCTTTCATCAACAAACTAAAAATACCTTTTGAAGTAAGAGACTATCAAAAATCGGCGTTTGTATACTCTATGATAAAATCAAGGTGTTTAATGTTATCACCTACGGCATCCGGAAAATCTCTGATAATATACTTGATGGTACGATTTAATTTAATACGCCTGAAAGAAGAAGAAAACAATAAGATTCTAATAGTAGTACCAACTACTTCTCTAGTAGAACAATTGTATAAAGACTTTAAAGACTATGGTTATGATAGTTTAAAGAATGTACACAGAATATATCAAGGTCATGAAAAAGAAACAGATAAACGAATAGTAATCAGCACATGGCAGTCAATCTATAAAATGCCGAAAAAATTCTTTGAGCAGTTTGGTATGGTCGTTGGTGATGAAGCTCATCTATTTAAGGCAGTTTCTCTAACTAAAATTATGTCAAGACTAGAAAACTGTAAGTATCGTATTGGTCTTACAGGTACTTTAGATGATAGTAAAACACACAAGTTAGTTTTAGAAGGTTTATTTGGTGCCGTAAATAAGATAGTGTCTACAACAGAACTACAAGAAAAAGAACATCTGGCGAAACTTAAAATACATTGTTTAGTTTTGCAACATGAGAAGATGTCTATAGACTTTCTTAGAGGTAAGACATACCAAGAAGAAATGGATTTTCTAGTATCTAATACTAAACGAAATAAATACATTCGTAATCTATGTTTAGATTTAAAAGGTAATTCACTTTGCCTGTTTCAATATGTAGAAAAACACGGCATGATATTAAAAGAAATGATAGAAGAAAGAAGTAAAGACAAACAAGTATTTTTTGTTTATGGAGGTGTAGAAGCACATGAAAGAGAAAAGATTAGAGCTATCACAGAAAAATCTGATAACGCTATTATTATCGCCAGTTATGGTACCTTTAGTACTGGTATTAATATTCGTAATTTACATAATATTGTTTTTAGTAGTCCTAGTAAGTCTCGTATCAGAAACTTGCAAAGCATTGGTCGTGGACTAAGACTTAAAGATAATAATTCAGAGGCCAGACTATATGATATATCTGATGACTTATCGTATCAAGAAGAAGAAAATTATACTCTTTCACACTTCAGAGAAAGGATAAATATTTACAACGAAGAAGGATTTAACTATGACATTCATAATGTCGAGTTATAGGAGAGAATCATGGAAGCAATAAAGATTATAAAACTTATTAATGGTGATGATATTGTATGTACGATACCTACACACTTGTTAGATGATAAATCGCCGCTTGTTAAAGTAGATAAACCTTTACAAGTAAGGTATGTGCCTGCTGTAGAAGCTGGTGGTTTTAAAGACTATGTTGCATTAATAAAGTGGACTTCATACTCTGATGATACTATTATATCTATACCTAAAGACAAAATAATGACTATCACATCTGCTGGTACAGCTATGTCTAATTCTTATGTAAGTGTATCAAGTGCTTATGATAAGGCAAGTATAGAGACCGAACACAATCAAGAATCATATGAAAGAGAAAGAGTATCTGATGAAATGAATGAGAAATTAAATGAAATCTTTGATAACCTTGATGATACTACTAAACACTAGCTACTCTGAACCCTCTGGAGGTAACACAGCTAAAATAACATAAAAAACAGGATTTGTCAAGGATGGTTGAAAATGAAATTTGCACATAGTATTTTATATATATTTTACTTTACATTAGCACTATATTCTTTTGTGGTATTATCTTGGACACAATTATTCTTTACATATATTTTGTTTTGGTTTTTATTAGAATTTGTAATGAGTATGTTTACTCACAGGTGGGCAACACATGACTTATGGAATCCGCCTGTGTGGTTTCAAAACATTATGAGTGTAGTATCATTAACTGCATTGATAGGTACGCCAATATCATATTGTGCATGGCACCATAATCACCATAAAAACTCTGATACAGAAAAAGACCCACATAGTCCTAAACATGTTAATTGGTTTAGAATTATTTTTAGAACACATGAACACGAAGGTAGTATCAAGTTAGCGTCTAAGAGATTAAAAAACAAATGGCAAATGTGGTTAACAAAAAATGAAACAGTCTTAGCGTACTTATTTAATTTTATCTTGTTTATGATATTACCTATTGAATGGTTTTTATCATGGGCAACTGCCGTAGGTATGACTACATTTTGGGTAATGACAGTAACAGGAATTATGTGTCATATAGGTGAAGTTAGAGATGTTCCGTATATGTATCCTGTTGCATTTTCAGAATCATTTCATAGACAACATCACATTGAGCCACAACTAAAACATTGTTGGTTTGACCCTTGCGTTTGGGTTATAAATAAACTAGGGTGGACTAAATGAAACATGCAAAATTAATACAATTGTTGGCGTTAATTAATACTATCATTGCTATACTAGGATGTATTTATTTTCCAGAGTATATCGTATATGGTTTAATTGCATGGGCATTTGTAAACATATTTGGCACAAACATTGCAATACACAGATTTATGGCACATAGAAGTTTTAGAACAGGTGCGATAAGAGAAAAAATATTAAAATACTTAACAATAATACCTGCATTTGGTAGTCCACTATCATGGACAGCACAACATAGATATCATCATAGATATGCTGGACACCCTGTAGATGATAACCAATCACCAGATAGAATAGGTTATACTAGAGCATGGCTTACTTTATACGACCCTATAACTGTACCTAAAACAATGGTAAAAGATATATTAAAAGATAAAGATTACATGTTTATTACAAGACATTATTGGAAACTATTGTTTACTTATATCGGTGTTTTATATGTAATAGACCCAATGTTAGGTATATTTGCATTTAGTTTTCCTGCAGCTTGTGTATATTTTGCAGCCGGCGCCTTTGGTGTTATACCTCATTCTAAACATTTTGGGTATCTTGTTATTACACCTAGAAAAGATTGTACTGCTGTTAATAGTCCACTAACTTCACTAATTAGCTGGGGTGAGGGTTGGCATAATTATCATCATACAATATCTAAAGATTATAGACACGGACACAAGTGGTGGGAACTAGACCCACCTGCATGGTTTATAGAAAAACTATTTTTAGTGAGTAGAGGTTAAGTGTTAAATCAACAGTCTAAATTATTATTAACACAATTAGTTATGCAACTTTTAACATTTGTAGGCATTTATTATTATTGGGGCACCTTTACAAGTTTAGATTATTTAATAATATTCATCTTTATATTCTTTTTCGCTGTAGTATTATTAGAAACTTTTTTACATAGGTATTGTTCTCATAAAGCATTTGAATTAGATAAAAAAATAGAAACATTGTTATTATATTGCACAACATTTACACTACAACCACCTGCATTAGTGTGGGCGCCAAATCATATAACACATCATAGATATTCTGATAAAGAAGGCGATTCACACCCAGCAAGTAAGGGTTGGAAAACATGGTTCTGGTGGAACACATATAAAAATAATATGATGAGTGGTCATACAGTAAAGAGATTATTAAAGAATAGACACTTTAGAATACAATATGAAAATTATTTTAAGATATATTATATGTTTTTGATATCATGTTTATTCATTAGTCCGTTCTATACACTTTGTATGATATTAATACCTGCTACATTTAGTTTTCACATATCAAGTTTTACTAATGTATTATGTCATACTTTAGGTTGGGGATATAGAAACTTTGATACTAATGATAATTCAGTTAATATTAATATATTTCCTGTAAATTGTGCAACACTACATAATAATCATCATGCAAATCCTACTTCTATAAACAATGGCGTTAAGTGGTATGAAATTGACACGGCATATTATGTAATTAGATTAATAAGAAAATGATTAAAAAAATGAGAATACTGTGGGCCTTATTGTGGGTAGGTTTAATATCTAGTTTCTTTTTTCTAACATTAGAACAATGGTTAATTTGTTTAATATTAGGACATTTTTTGGGTGGTATAGGGCAACCTGTCGCACTACACAGATACTTAACACACAAGACATTTAAAACAAATAAATTTTGGCATTACTTTTTATTGTATATATCTATCATAGTAGGTGAAGGTTCTACTATAATATATAAATCTGCACACATAAAACATCATAGATATTCTGATGAAAAAGAAGACCCACATTCACCCAAATATATGGGTTATTGGAAAGTATTTTTTGGTTATTTTTTTGCAAAAGAAGAAGATAAAAGAAGTATGATATATGCAAAAGATTTACTTAAAGATAAAGAACATATATTCATACACAAACATTATTTTAAAATACATGCATTACACTTCTTTACATTATTAATAATAAGTCCTATTTTAGTTTATGCATTATATATATTTCCTGCAATGTATAGTATTATAGGGGCTGGTTTTGTAAATGCTTCAGGTCATTATCCAGAAGAGGCAAAAAACAAAACATGGGTTACACTTTTATTTTTTGATGGTCACCATAAATATCATCATGAAAATCCAGCAGAGTGGTATATACCCTTTCCATATCTATGGATAAATACATTTATTAAACTAATAAAATCAAACCAGCATTGACATTCTTTGTATAATGGTATATAATGAGTAACATGAAATCAGAAAAGAAAAAAGAACATTATGTAAACAACAAAGAGTTTTTGGCGGCTATGACCGAATACAAAAAACTTTGTGTTGAAGCAGAAGAATCAGGTGAAGACAAACCACCTGTTTCAAATTACATTGGTGAGTGTTTTCTAAAAATTGCAAATCATCTATCATACAGACCTAACTTTATAAACTATACATTTAGAGATGATATGATATCTGATGGCATAGAAAATTGTTTACAGTATCTTGACAATTTCAATCCTGAGAAATCAAATAATCCTTTCGCATACTTTACACAAATAATATACTATGCATTTATACGAAGAATACAAAAAGAAAAAAAACAAACAA